ATTTTCGTGTAATAGGGCGGTTCGAGACTGATTGATTGGCAAAGTGCCACAAAACGTAAATGCAAACGATAACAACGCATATGGAGCTTTTGCGCTAGCCGCATAAGAATTCTGGAGTCCGGTGGGAACTTAGCAACAGAATCCCACCAACACACACTACACACACAAAGGAAATTAAAATGTCTAAAACACCATATGAAGTCCGTCTCGAAATTGTAAAGATGGCACAAGATCAAGCTAACGCAAAGTACTATAGTCAGTGCGAGCAGGTTTATCGTAAAGAAGCCGCCGGCGAAACTCACCTGGGAGAGTTTCCGAATTTTCCCACTGCAGAAGAAATTCTAACCGAAGCAACAAAACTTAAGGCGTTCGTTGATCAAGGGTAATTAATTTTAGTTTTGGAAGTGGAGGGAGTTGCAACTTCTGACACAAGGCACACTATGAGGGACTTGATCCTGAACTGCTGAACCAAAAAATTCTGTGATGGTATTCTATCGCTTCACAGTCTCAGTTAGGATAGAATATGACTCTAGTTGTCCGTCGATTAGAGCGAGATGAATGTTGTATCCCCTGGGTGAGACATAGGGCGGACCGTTTTCTAAATGCGGTAGATCGATATAATTTTCTATCGCAGTGATATAAATATAACGTTACTAAGGAGGTAAATTTTACCTCCATTGACTCTTACAAAAGCTTCAAGTCTTAGCGGCTAAGAAAGCGATGATTGTTTCGATAATCATCACAGACAGAAACACTAATGATTTTGCATTTCCAGTAAGAGGGAAATGGATGTAAAGATACCTAATAATAATACCCTGTATCTTCTCATAGTATAGCCGTCGACTGCGTAACTGTCGATGGTGATGACCAAAGTCATTAAACTAATGAGGATACACATGCTAAAACTCTTCAACAAGAAGTTAGTTTTCCCGCGTCTTAATTTTGTGGAGAAACTTTTTGAACAGAAGATGGACTTCCCGGTACTTCAATTACTAACTGGTTTTGTTATTGGTTTGATGGCGATGATGTTAATCGCTGCAACCGTTCCTGAAAAAGTTATTGTTATAAAGACACCAGCGGAAGTCAAAATAATTGAGAAACCTGTAACAGTCATTGTTAAGAAGCCTGTATATGTCAGTGCTAATGACCGCCAACAGATCCAATGCCTAGCAGAGAATGCTTACTTTGAAGCAGGCAATCAATCAACAAAAGGCAAAGCTGCCGTAACCCACGTTGTTATGAACAGGGTCGAGGATAAGAGATTTCCAAAGACACCTTGTGCTGTTGTGCATCAAAGAACACACAGAACATGCCAGTTCTCCTGGGTTTGTGAAGGTAACAAGAGAATCCGCAATGCGGAAATGTTTGCTGAAAGTAAGCGTGTAGCCGAACAAGTGTATATCGGTAATATTAAAGATGTTACTCGCGGCGCAAAATTCTATCATGCTAATTATGTCAATCCGGGTTGGAACATGACTCGGGTGGCTACAATTGGAGCACATATTTTTTATAGAGGTTAGGATCACTATGAGTGAAGTTTTGGTTAATAAATTGAATCCACAAGATTTCTATACTGAGATTAATAAAATTGTTAAAGAACTGAAAGTCGAATATATTGATGCCGTCTGTTTTTATTGTGAGGAAAATGGAATCGAGATAGAAACAGCGGCATCAATGATCCGCACCAACGCAAAGATCAAATCGTTCATCCAACTAGAGGGTGAGGAATTGAACATGTTGCCTAAGTCATCGAAGTTGCCTATATGACACCTTTCGAAGCATATCAAATGTTTCAAGCCCTTAAGCAGCACTTCACGACCAAATCCTACGACTATTTCAAATACCATGGAAAGATCAAAGCGGATGCTAATTCCTTTGATGTTCGTAAGGACAAATACTTCTATTACAAGTTGTCAAAGAAAGAGGACCTACAAGGTTTTCTAATCGCAAACTTTATTGCAAATAATGTAAAATGGGTTGGAGATTTACTTGACAATAATTCAGATCAATGTTATATTGATTATTCAAAGCGTCAACAAGCATTGACATATCTCTTTCGTGGTGATATCTCAGCACTTGATGATGACTTTGCAAAGAACTTTAAGGTTGTAGATGGGCAGTTTCCACCTGCTCTAAAACTCTACAATCGTAAAGAAATCTCGATTGAGACACTAGTTGTTCTTAATGAGATACTAGGTATCTTCAATCACTGGAATAAGGAGATTGTAGATCCCATAGTGTGGCCTAGCATTTATCTAAAATGCGTGAAGTATAAACCCTTCATGAGTATGGATATTGCAAAGCTTAAGCAAACGCTACGGGATAAATATATCTAGATATTATGCTTACGTGGAAAAAACAAACATACACAACATATACAACATACGGAGAATACATATGTCTTTTGCAGATATGAAGCGCAGTGCTCAAGCTAACCTCGAAAAGCTAACCAGCGAACTCGAGAAGCTTTCCAATCCCAACAACAACAATGATGATCAGAACACCTGGTACCCATCTGTTGATAAGGCTGGTAATGGTTATGCAGTCATTCGCTTCCTCCCCGCTCCTAGCGGTGAAGATGTTCCATTCGTCCGCCTTTGGTCTCATGGATTCAAAGGTCCAGGCGGTTGGTATATCGAAAATTCTTTGACCACTATCGGTAAGCCAGATCCTGTATCTGAGCATAACACCGAGCTTTGGAATTCCGGCATTGAAGCTAACAAGAAGATTGTTAGTGGATTCGGTAAGGACAATCCTGGTTCAAAGCGTCAGTTAAACTACTATTCAAACATTCTGGTCATCAGTGATCCTGCTAACCCTGCGAATGAAGGAAAGGTTTTCCTTTATAAGTATGGCGCAAAGATCTTTGAGAAGGTCAAGGATGCTATGAATCCACAGTTTCCTGGCGAAACTCCTATCAATCCTTTTGACTTCTGGGTTGGTGCTAATTTTCAGCTAAAGATTCGTCAAGTTGAAGGTTATCGCAATTACGATAAGTCAGAGTTTGATAAGCCTGCTCCTCTGTTTAATGATGATGCAGAACTTGAAGCCGTGTGGGCTCGTCAGTATTCACTTGCTGACCTTATCGCACCTGCCAAGTTCAAGTCATATGACGAACTGAAGAGCAAACTGCAGAAGGTTCTCGGCAATACTGTTGGGCTCGCTCCTAAGAGCGATGCACCATGGGATAACATGTCCCGCACTACTGCTGCACCGTCCTTTAAGGCAGCACCTACACCGGTACTTGCTACAGCACTTGCTAGTGCAGATTCTGATGATGAGGATATTGACTTCTTCAAGCGACTTGCTGAAGAGGATTAATCGGAATGGGGGGCTTCGGTCCCCCATTTTGTTATCTAGCTCAAATGCCCCTTAATTTGTGCTGCACCATTCCTCTTTGGTGGAGGTTTAGGGGGTGTCTCATACACCTGTAAACCTAAGAAACGCCGAGCACTAGCATTTAAACTATTGGCCTTGTCGCTGACGTATACAACTGTCCTTTTAGTTGTATCTGCTACAGCGTCAATTGCTCTATCTGCTGAAGATTTGTAAACAGGTGGAGCTTTAGGTGGTACTGGTTTTGGCGTAGGTGCTGCAGGCGGTTTTGCAAGTTTACCCGCTATGTTTATTTCAACGTGCGGTGGATCGTATGAAGTAGCACCACTTCTATTATGAGCTCGACCGCCGAGCAATCCGTATTTTTGTAAAATTCCTAATCTGTTCATAATAGCAACATCAGGTGAATTTATATCCATAGCTTGACCGACCTCATGCCTAGAAGTACCCGGTAGTGCTTTAGGATTACTGCCTGAGTCAATTCTTGCTTGATCACCCGGATATCTAAATCCAGAAGTCATTGTTACTATATGACCTGTTCTTGCTTTATACTCAGTAAAAGCCGCAACTAGTCTTTTTTCAAATTCGGGATGAAGGTTTGCAAGATTTCTAGCATGTCCTGTTATACCGCCATTCAATCTTAAAAGTTTACCAACGCTGTTTTTAAGCATGCCGAATGTGTTTGATATACCTGCGCCAACATCATAAGCTGTATCTGCAATATTTGAACCAAAGTTCCCTGCAGCATTACTGAATGCTGTGAATCCAGATACAACTTTGCTAGGACCTAGTCCAATTTGTTTTCGCTTTCTACTAACCTGTTCAGTAAGATCGGAGATAGTAATTCCTCCGCTTTGATCAACATCAAGACCTTTGTTTTGCTTATACCAAGAGCCACTTGGATTTTTTGGTGTTCCGCCTGGTGCAGCAATAACATAACTGGGCGGTTTTTTAACAAATGCTGGAAGGAACACAGAGGTATATAATTGCCCTGCCGATGCACCTCTAGGTAATCCAACATTATTAAAATATTTTTCAACAAGCGGCATTTGTTGTGCTCTAGACATACCCCGAATTGCTTCTGTAGTAGTGCCTAGATTTTTTGCCGTTGCTGGCATAAACTGAATAAGACCTGAGGCGCCGCCACTCTTATTGTGCGCTGCTGGATTTATGTTAGACTCAGATTGCATCATACCTAGCAAATCATTGGCATCAATATTAAACTTCTGAGATACTCTATTTACTTCTGAAATAAACGGACCATCTTTTACCCAGTCGCCTTTAGCACCACCAAGACTTGCTTCACCATATGATCCTGTCCCGACTCCGAAACTACTAGCTAAAGATTCTGAACCTGCTGCAATACCTTGACGAACTAGTTCTGCTACTCTATCAGGAATGTGCGAAACATAAGTGCTTACGTTTTGAAATGTTCCTCCAAGCCATCCTGAAAGTTTAGAACCAAATCCACCAAGCATTGGTTTACCTGATAGAATGTCCTGACGCTGCTTTTCTGCTTTATCTGTTTTATCTTTAACACCAACTGCCTGTGTTGTTGTTTTTAAGGTTTGTTGCTTTACAGAAGCACTTTCTCCACTACGTGGCGAAGCTCCCGGCATTTTGACGGCATCAGATCCTGCAGCCGGTGCGCCGGTCGCACTTGCACCTTTTGGTGTGCTGCGTCGCTTGGCAGATCCATCAGGGTTGTGTGTTTCAACATATTGGCGCGCTCTTTCTGCGGATCCCCCTCTGTTGTTTGCGCCATATCCATCTACTACATTTTTATAATATTCAGGAAGGTTTTCCCTACCACCCACATTCTTACCATTGATAACAAAGCCTTCAAAATTATTACCTGTGATGCCAAATTGAGAAATTCCGCTGTCTTGTTTGTTTCTTGCATCTACATTTGTATTTTTTATAAATTTGTCAGTGCCGTATAAAATTGCTCCGGTGGCTGCTGCAGCAGCCACAGCCGGGGCTGCAAACCTAGCAAACCTAGCTAATCTACCTGCTCCCTTTCCTTTCTTCCCGAAATCTAACAAATCTGTTAGATCAAAACCGGAGCTGCCATTAGAGCCTTGAAGGGCGCCGCCATTAATCAATTCAGTAAGTGTGTTTAATTGCTCTGTAACGTCAGGCAATGCATTTGCTAAATATTCGCTTGAACTATCGCCACCACCTGATGTAATAGGTGAAGGTGTGATATCTTTTTCTAAAGCATTTTCTTTAGCAACATCTGTAGCAGCATCTGATTGTGCTTTAAAGATAGCATTGATATTTTTAGAATAAACATCCATGCCATTAAATGCTGTTATCAAATCAGTGAATGAATTTGATAATACAGAAATGCTGGGCTTATCTAATGATTTAGAACCTTTGGGTTCTTTTTTTGTTTTAGCAGCCTCAGTTTCTTTTTCAGCAGTTTTATCTTCTGCTGCTTTTTCTCTTTTTTCTTTTTCTTCATCTAATGTTTGTTGTAAATCAATACCAAAGGTTGCAAGCGCGCCAGAAGCTAGGCCTTTGCCTATTCCTCTTACAAGTTGTTTTCTTTTCTCTATTTTATATTGTTGCGTTGCTAGAATATCATATGCAGCAACCTTTGCGGGATTGATATACTTTCCTGTCTTAGCATCACGATATTTTTTTGCGCCACTTTCAGTTTCCTCAACTGTATAATAAGTATCAACAATTTCTTGATACCTTGCTTTTGCTTCTTCTTTCTTTTCTTTTTCTTCATCTAATGTTTGTTGTAAATCAATACCAAATATAGCAGCACCGCCTGATGCTAATGCTTTGCCTGCACCTTTACCAAACGCTTTTAGTTTAGATCCTGCAGGAGGAACTTCTAGAGGCTCAGGTTCTTCTTTTGGGAGTTTAGGCTTTGGTTTTGCTTTTGGTGCCGCCTTTGGTTTTGTTGGCTTTGAAGTATCTTGAGCACCATTTACTTTTGACTTAAGACTGTTAAGCAGTTTAAGCATATCAGGTGCAGCAGGTTGTTTTGTCTTTGCATCAATCCAACCTATGTTTTTATCGAAAACATACTTTTCGTTAGGACCTAATGTGATTGGCTCAATTGAATTATCAACATCAACCTTTAATCTCGCCTTGACGGGTTTAAGGTCTAAGCTGTCAAGTAAACGAAGCAAACCTTTATCAGCAGGTTGCTTGGTTTTCTTATCAATCCATCCTTTCTTAGGATCTTTGATAAATGATTGTTCGCCGATGCTTACTGATTCTGACATATATTATCCAAGGAACAACAACTGAGAGATAAATGCATCATCGCCATTATAATTAGGATCGGGAACATTACCTTGCCCCCTATACCCTGCGCGTGAAGTCGGCATGTTTGAACGTTCATTAACTCGAGCTGGCATCGAACCATCATTAATATTAGGTTGTGGTGGTATTGCATTGGCTGTAGCTGTTTCGAGTGCATTACCTGATGTGGCAGCCGGCTCTATCGGTTTTGCCATAGCGGTTTGTTGTTTTTCTGGCTGCACAGGCAAACTTGGCGCTGGCTTAGATTCAGTGCTGCTTGATCCCGTGATACCACCTGTCCCGCCTGCCATAGTGACTGGTGCAGCATCTGGTGCAGACGAACCACCATTTGTCGTTGCACCAGATGCTGCACCTGATCCGGCAGGCGCAGGTGCAGATTCAGGATTTGCAGCTTTAGGAACAGCCGGTGCTGAACCAGACGCGGGTGAAGCTGAAACTGCAGGAACTGATTGTTGTGGTATTTCATTTTTCTTACCTGTAGCAGATCCTTTTTTCACAACTTGCGGCGCCATAACTTCACCAGCAACTTCTTTTACACCTGACATAACTTCAGGAAAACGAGAATTAAATTCAGGATCAGCTTCTGGCTGAACACCATAAACACCTTGATAGATATCTCTGGCGATTGATGCAATAAGAGCAGGCACTGCTGTAAATGGACCTGCTAACCCTGATGCTGCTTCAATGCCGGCGCCAACCCAATCGCCCTGCAATAACCTTCCAATAGCAAATAATCCGCCCACGGCTGCACCCGCAAGAGGAATTGATTTTAGAGCTGTTTTACCCAGCCCTTTAGCAATTAGCGGTTTTGCTAATTTTTTAACAACAGACTTAACACCTTTGCCTAAACCTGTTTTACCTGCTGCAGCGGCACCGCCCGCAATTGCTCCTGTTAGTGCCTTAACACCTTTACTGCCTGATACGGCGCCAAGACCTCTACGAAGCATTCCTGGTTGTTTAGCTAATTTTGCTGCTTCTCCTGCGTTTTTACTAACAAATCTACCCGTCTTTGCATCTCGAAGAACTGTTTGACCTGTTTTAGTAACTTCTCTAGTTATACCTGCGGCTTTGCCTGCTTTAGCAGCTTTAGCAGCTTTTGCCGCTTTACTTTTCTTTCCGCCATCAAGCATGTCTAATAAACTACCGCCGCCGCCAGCGCTGTTTTGAATAGCTTCTGTGAGTGCGGTTAGTGCGGCAGCAAATCCATCAATCGCGCTGCTTACAGGACCAATATCAGATCCTGAACCTGTAGGTGCTTCAGGAATAGCATCTTGAGCTTTTTCAAGTTTAGCTTCTTTATCTACTCGAACTGCTTGGGCATTTTGGTTGACAAATTGTTCTTGTTGTGCTTTAAGATTATCGCTAATCCGCCCAGCAATTGCAACGAGTTGATCTACTTGATCGATCAAAGATGCAAGTGTTGGATTAGAAACTTTAGCAGCAGTTTCGGGTGTATCTAATCCCGGTAACGTTGCACCGCCGCCGGGACCACCACCTGCACCTCCTGTTGCTGCACTTGCTGCTTTTTTTTCTGCTTCCTGTTTTCTTATTTCAGCAAGATCACCCCCGCCGAGCATACCAACAAGTCCCGATAGTATAGATTCACCAGCAGCTTTAGCAAATCCTGACTTACCTAAACGTTTAGCACCTCGTCCTACAGCACGCTTGGTTACTCTAGCGCGCTTTGTTGCACGTTTTAATAGTTTACCGATGCCTCCACGCCGTCCTGCCACCTATTATTGCCTTTGTTCTAATTCTTGTTTTTGTTTTTCTAAGAATGCTAATAACAAATCAATATAGATGTCTCGCTCAAAAGGCATCAGGTCTTCAATTTCACTTATCGAATATTTATGATGTTGGGCTAACGAAAATATAGTCGTGTAATAGTTAGATAGACTATTGTGACTTAGCCCCAGGTAAAAAAATCTCTGAGGTTCTCAAGTTCAATCGTTCTTACATGATCAAGTGAATTTGTATATTCCAACTTATGATAAAGTTTCGGTAGATTGTCTAAGAAAGCACGAACCTTATTGAAAGATTCAATATCAATGCTGTCTAGGAACTCAGTGACTTCTTCTTCAGGTTGATCCTCAATAGGATACACTGTTTCTTCATCATAAATGCTTTCGATGCAACTACGAATTAAATAGTCAACAATGTCAGTTGACGTTGCATTTTCTGGAATGTTATCTAAGATAGTCACTGAAGGATATTTCATGATAATACCAACAGTGTCAGACACAGTGATCTTATTTGAAATTTCTGTTTCAGGATACTTGACTTCGATTGTGTCTAGGTCGATCTCAAAATCATAGACCTTATCATCTTCAACGTCACGATAAGAAACCTCGATGATATTATTCACTGACTTAGCACGTAGTTTTAAGAACATATACTCAAGATCAAATGTGGTCAACTTGTCAACATCAAATGTTTGATCAAGAACACAATTCATTAGTACCTGCTTAATAGCGTAGATTATATCTCTTTCAGTTTCACCTTGCTGTGCGACAAGTAAAATCTTTTCTTCTTTAACTAGAAACGGACGAAACCTCACTGCTTTCTTTTGTGAAGGGATGGTCATTTCAAATGTTGGTTTGTCGAGTTTAGGTAGTGACATAAAATTTCCTCATTCAGTTAATTATGTTTCAATGATGCCGGATTGTAATAATTGGTTATTTACGATAGTTTGCGGATTGATAATTTGACCTGTTGCATTTCTACTAATAGTTGGTAATTGTCCAGGAACAACTTTAGGTGGTTGTGCTATGGGTGCTGGTGTAGCGCCTCTAGGATTATCGTTACTAGGTTCAAAAAATTCAATATCATATGTTTTATATGAAAATGGAATTGATAGTTTAACAAGTGTTCCTTGCGCGTCCCAATTCAAATCAATTGCTGAAATAGATTTAGGATAAGCCCTTCTCATAGTCATTTTTTGAATTGGTTTCTGTGAAGAATCATACAAAGTAACAAAGATTTCTGTCATGAAGTTTTGACGATAGCCTACTTCATATCCTCTTTCACCGTTAGAGGTGTTGTAGTTAACAATACAATTCATCCACCGATAGAAGTATTGATATATTTCTGATTTACGATCTACAAGGAAACCTAAAGTGATATCATCAAATGTAACACCATAAGGTTGCTGTTCATTTGGACCAACACCTAGGCGCGGAGGACCTTCAGCACTTGCTAAGGTTACTCCTGGCATTGATGCGCTTTCGCAACGAACTGTTAAACTAGCAGGAGATGTTTTTGTAGAACTCATACACTCAGGTTTTCTAAAAACTGCATCAAAGCTGTGGGTGTGTAGCACACCTCTTTTGTTTATGTCTGTAGTAAATTCGCTGATCTTAAATGCCATTTAGCGAGTCCCGTTGATAATTCTTTTACTGTCAGCCCAAACTTGTGTTTTGCTGGCTTTGACGAAGCGTTCTGTTGGAAGAAATAAGGCAATGTCCCATTCCGAAGGATACACATACATGAAACGAGTCTGAACATGACTGAAAAGATATTGCTTGACACAAGGTTGAAACCATTTAAACTTTGCTGATCGATCAAGCAAGGCGTAACTCATGCGTAACCGAGTTAGTTCATCATAACGACTGTTATTAGCAAGGTCATATAGCGCATCCATCAATCTAGCACGCAATGGAAGGGGTAGATAGTGCATATTTAGCCCCCAAAACCGGTCACTTTCAACTTTAAATGGGAAAACTAGAGGAAATCTGTCATAAAAAGGCAGTTCTTCCTTCCATTTTGGGTCATAGTAATACATATACATTGAGCCGGGCAAAATCTTGCTTGTCAACCGGGTTTGATCTGAGCTAATTAGTTTACGTTCATTGACTCTCTTAAATTCTCCGGCAGCACCACGATACCACTCACGAGCCTCGGATGTTCTAGCGGGCAATTGACCGGCACGAACTCCCTTCGTGATTAGTTCATCAAATACATTCGCCATTAAAACTTAATACCCAGTTCGTGTTCTGTGAAAATCATGAACTTCCATCCGCGATCTTTGCAATATTCCTGCGCTTGTGTCCATTTTGATTTATTTATACCATACGTATGAACCTCCTGAATATACCGCCTGGTTATATTCGATTGAACTTTGGGTTCTAGCGTCTGTGCATATGGTTTTACTTCGATAATGATGCTTTCAATGACACCTTCTCGGTTTTTTCGTTTCACATAGAAGTCAGGAAAGTATCGGTGGAGTTTCCCATCGATAGGTGACCGATAAGGAATGACAATTTCCTCCGAAGACCACTCGAGCACATCAGGATGCTCGTCTAATTTTTTCATCAAAACCAGTTCCCAACGGCTCCTATAAATAACGTTAGAAGGATCACCTTTATATTTTTTGGGATTTATGGGTCTGAACTTACCTTTATATGCCATAAATATATGTATAATAAAACAAGGATGCAAGAATGGGTATCGACCTCGGCAGTGCGGTAAAATTTGTTCAAGACACTTTATTGTCACCAACAGAAAAGATTGTTGGAGGCATTACTTCATCAATTGTTGGTAACTTGCCTTTAAACACAACAAGCGTAGCAAAATCTACAGCAGAAACATTATTTAATATTGGTGCTTCATATGATAGTATCAGTTCGGTTGCTGCAGCAAAAACAGATAGTATTGTTAGTGGTGCCCCTGATGAGTTTTTTGCCTTCGCAGGTAAGAATGTAAGTAGAGCTTCAGGTGTTGATATTGCAAAGTTAAGAGGATTGAGTACAGAAACTTCACAATATTATATTAATAAAATTAATCCTTCAACAAAATTAGCTCGTGCTCAAGAAGACCGTGCTGATATTTTCATCTCGGTATTATAATGGCTGATCCTGTCGCAGCACCTGTAGCAAACACAGCTGCCAAGGGTGCCGCAATCTCACCTGTTGTGGAAGAAACCTCAAAAAGCCGGTCGTTTGTGTCTGGCGGTACAAAAGCCGATCCGGCCGGAATTTTTGCAGGTGAATTGTCGAAATACTATTGCACACTAACATTTAGCAATTATGACCGACCTAAGCCATTTTCTTCGGCAAAATTTATACCAAATTTGACAGTGTGTCTTCCTTTACCTAACGAATTAAATGATAATACTGGCGTAGATTATGATAATCAAAATCTTGAAGCTGTAGGTGATATCATAAACGGAGCAGCAGTATCTGGTGTAGGGTCTGCAGCTCTTAGAAATAGTGGTGCATTATTAACTGGCGGCCTTGGTAAATTCGCTAAAGGTTTCCAAGCTGGAGGTGGAAAAGGAGTTGCCGGCGCTATAACTAAGGCAATTGGCGGGGCAATTGAAGGTATCATACCCGATGCAGCTCAAGTTACATCTGCAATTCAGCAAAGTATGGGATTAGCTCCCAATCCAAATCCTTCTGTAATGTTTCGGGGTCCTCAACTAAGAGAATTTACCTATACATGGACTATTTTTCCAGACAACGCGACACAAAGTGCAGCATTGCGCCTTATGATAAAAAATATTAAACAAAGAGTTCTACCTAAAGCCGGCAGTTCTGATGAAGCCGCAGTTTTAGAATATCCAAATATGGTTCAAATAAACTTCTTTCCTTGGGATTCTGCGGGAGGAAATAACCCCTGGGGCTGGGGTGATAATACTATTATTAAAATCAAAAAATGTGTTATAAAATCTTTCAATGTAAATTACACACCTACCAACGTTCCTGCATTTTTTGATTCTAAAGACGCGGGAAATTTTCCTCATCCTGTTGCTACTAATATTACAATAACTCTTCAAGAGATTGAATATATGTTAGCAGATGACTGGGGTGGTGGCACGGGAACCGGTTTGATGGAAAAAATTGTTGCAGGAACTAAATCGATAGGCGGGCAAATTATTTCCGGTAATAGAGATAACGCTGAAGGTGCTGCAGTGTTGGTTGCTGACGAAAAGGCAGTCACGGATGCCACTGCCGCAGCGGAGTCAGAAACCTCCGAAGAAGCAACTGCTGCTGCACAAGATCCACCAGGTTAGGGCGTATAATGAACTATTTCGATAAACTACCAATCATTTCGTATAATAATAATCTTGCTAGAAATATTTTAGCACGAGCAAAATTCACACAGAATACGATGAAGAATCGAGCAACATATTATCCATACACCATTGAGAACGGACAGCGTGCGGATTCGCTTTCAGATGATTATTACAATAATCCTGGATACGAGTGGTTGATTTATTTTGCTAATGATATCGTAGACCCTTACTATGATCTCCCCATGACTGAAGATAACTTTTATAATCATGTTGTTAGTAAGTATGGCACCTATGAAATAGCAATGCGGAAAATTTTATACTATAGACATGATTGGGCAAATGCTATAGAAGAACGTATAACTGTTGCAGAATTCGATGCTTTGAGTTTTGCCTATAAAAAGTATTATGATCCTGTCCTCGACTACAATCTACAACCAGCAAGTTATAAAAGAAACACTGAAGATTGGGTTGCTTCGACAAATAAAATTATCACTTTGACGCTAACTGGCGTCACAGGAACATTCTTATATGATGAAGAAGTGCAAGTTAATAGCAGTAATTACGGCACCGTCACTTATGTTGATACCGGTGTTGTTTACCTACAACACATCGTGGGGACATTTACCGCAGGTGCAACAGTTACTGGTGTAACGTCAGGTGCCACTGCGACTATTGCCGCCGATGGTGTGGCAACATCAGTGAACATACAAGATGGTACTGTTGCAGGAAAGCCTGATGAAAGAGCTTTCTGGGCACCAGTCACTGCGTTTCAACATGAAGAAGAAGAGAATGCCAAGAAGAAAGAAATCCGATTGATGGACGTTCGCTATAAATCAACAGCAGACGATATGCTTAGGCAGGTTCTAAAAAGCAAATGAAATTAAATTCTATTCTTAAGTCAATTGAAAAAGCTATTCTCAACGGAATTGAGGATGGCTTTAAGTTTGCGTCAAAATCTGGAAACTCAGATCAATTCATTGCAGGTGATGTTGATATCATTGATATCACTGTTATGAGTGAAGATCAACAGCGTCGCTATAGTTTGATGACTATGTGTAAAGCTATTATGGTTTATGAAAGCATTTTATCACCAGCAATTTTTGCAGAGCTTAAGATTGTTGATCCTAATGGTATTCGCCAGGATTTTCCAATTATTGCAGAAGAGTATATTGTCATTACTTTTAAAACGCCAGGTTCTGCTGAACCCGCTAAGTATTTCCTTAGAATTAATGCAGTTGGTGATTCGGATATTAAGCAAGGTAATAAAACTCAAACATATACGCTGCAATGCTGCAGCGTTGAAATATTAACTAACGCTAAAACACCAGTAAATAAAACATTTAATGCAACTGCAGATCAATGCGTCGATGAGTTGTTGACTGATAAAGCATACCTTGGCACACAAAAACCTTTTATTAAAGAATCATGTAAAGGTGTCTTTGAAGGTATTTGTCCTGGAAATGCCAATCTCAAAGGAACGTCTGGATCACCTACACCTTTTGTTGCAATTGATTATCTCAGAAGATATAAATCTTTCTCTACAAAATATATTTCACACTCATTTGTTTTTTTTGAAAATAGACACGGATTTAATTTTGTTACAATTGAAAAAATGATGGAAGATGGCGCAAAAGCAATGGCTGCTGGTGCGTCTGATAAACAATTTTATTTTGACTCTAATAGTAAATTAGATGCTAGAAATATTACTGTAAGAGATATCATTGCATACAACCAAGCAACCTTTGCTTCTGCAGTGTCAAAAGTTGAAAGCGGCGCACAATATAAAATTGTAAACCAGGTTGACTTATTAACAATGAATACTATACAATATAATTATACCGATAATGAAGGTTCATCAAAGTTTAATGTAGCAGATGGTGCCTCAGCTGCGGGAACGTCAAGCACGTCTTTTCAAAATGAACACGGAAAAACTACAGCAGAATCTGTGGCTAGGTTCAGTTGTCTAGTTCCACACAAACAAGATAATTATGCCGAAAAACTTAGCGTCATATCTAGTTATGCAGAAAAACTCGCACAAAATATAACATATATTCACATCTATGGCGATACAGAAATTACTGTCGGTGATATGATCAAGTGTACTTTACCTTCAGCAAAAGATACGGATGATAATACAGGTAAGTCTCGACTAGACAGCGGTAATTATTTAGTATCAAAACTATGCCATATTATTTTAAATACCGATAGACCACAACATACAATTGCGCTTGAATTGATCAAGGGCGGATTTACAGAGAATTAATTATGACACAACTATCTGGAGAATTTCATTGGTTTATTGGGAGCGTCATTGACGTTGAGGATCCTTTAAAGCTAGGTCGAGTGAAGGTTCGTATTTTTAATGAACATGACTCAAATGTAGGGATAGATGATCTTGGTTGGGCAATTGCTATGACTCCAACGACTAGTGCTAGTTTACAAGGTGCAGGTGATTCTCCTTCGCTTTCACCAGGTTCTACTGTGGTTGGGTTTTATGTCGATGGGGCAGAAAAACAAACAATAATGGTCATGGGATCTTTCCCGTTCATTCCTGACAATGATGTTGCAAAGCATGGCGTGTCAGCTCTAGCTAGAGGCGAATCTCAATTAGATAAACCCAAGTTTGGTTTTGAACCAAATAATCCTTATAAAGCACAATATCCTTACAACAGAACTATTACATCAAAGAGTGGACATGCTATTGAGTTAGATGATACACCGGGTGAAGAACGAGTTCATATATTTCATAAGTCCGGTAGCTATATTGAGATACATAGTGATGGAACTGCAGTTCATAAATCGATGCAGGACCAGTATGAAGTTATTGTAAAGAATAAAACTGTGTCTGTTGGTGGCGATGTTCTAATGCGAGTTATTGGAAACTGCACAGCGCAAATTGACGGCAATATGTCTACTAACGTTAAAGGCAATCTTGTTACAAACGTTCTAGGTGATTCTGTTCATAACATTAATGGTAACTCTCTTACCAATGTGAGTGGTGATGCAACATATAATGTGTCGGGTAGTATAAAATTTAATGGCATGGGTGGTGCTTCTATTGCTAGCGGCACTGGTATTGCATTAAAGGCGCCCGGCGGCGTGGTTCTCCCTTCAGGGAGTTTAACAGTTGCTGGTGGTATGGTATCAGGTGCGGGTGTAACAGGAACATTTACTTCGGTTACAGGTGAAATTATAAGTGTCCAAAAGGGCATTGTCACAAATATTACTTAAGGTGTTATAATGGCAACGGAAGAAATTGTAGTAACAGCACAGAAAAACCGAATCATCGCAGCATTGGAGCGCGGTGATGCAGCTGAGCCTCTTTTATTGAATTTAAGTATTGATTTAAGCGCTATCCCGATGCCGCCCAATTTGGGGCAGAGTGATTTAGTAGTCAATACCGAACATATTAAAGAATTAATCAGGCAGATAAAGTATGTCACTGATTGTGACTCATTAAAGTTGATTGTCAAGCAGCATCTTGATGAAGTCAAATCACTAATCAAAGCTGCCCTTCAAGAGCAAATTAAGCAATTAGAGAAAATTTTACCAATTCTAAAACTACCCGGTCCTAATCCTTTTGCCATTATTAAGTGGCTTGCTAAATTAGTTACCGGAACAGCAATTCCTCAGCTTGAAGCGTATATTAAATACGTCCAACAAATCATTGCATTGGTGCAAGCAGTTGCCGATTTAGTAGATGCTATTGCTGATGCAATTCCTCGATTAGAAGCTTGTGCTTTGGAAATCGTTAATCAAACAAAAGAAGATATTGAACAAACAATTACTAATACAATTGAAGATGCTATATCAGACATCCAGAAAATGGTCGGCGATGAAGTCAACGAATTTGCTAGCGAATTAGGTCTTGACAAAGTTCTTAAAGCAATCAATGATATTAAAGACACTATAGATGATGTTAACACATTAGTTGATACTATTTCAGATATTAAAAATCAAATGGAAACAGCAATCGGAGTAGGTTTGTCTAAGGTTGCGACAACACAAGCATTGATCACAACAGCTACAGGGGTGCCCGCAGCTGTTGATACATCAAGCAAAGAAGCTTTTACAACATCTGTCGCAGGCGGTGCTTTGAATACACTAAAAACAAACACTCAAGCATTCGTTGATGCAGAACCTCCTGTTAATACTGTTGCCGGAACAATCACAGGAACAACAGAATTCACTTCAACATTAACGGTTGACAATGGCACTTGGACGGGATATGATCCTATTACATACGCATATCAATGGAATCGTTCAGGTGTTGCTATCGAGGGAGCTACAACTAGCACGTATACTTTGGTGTTGGCAGATGTTGGTGCCACTATTAGCGCTACTATCACGGCAGAAAATATTGCCGGATATGTTTCTGCAGAAACAACAGCTACAGCAGTAATTACTAACCCATATGCGCCACCAGTCAATACAGTTGCGCCGGCTATCACAGGGACAGTGACTGTTGGAAGCACGTTGACTTGTTCGCAAGGAACTTGGACAGGTGAACCAACTATCACATTCGCATTTCAGTGGCAGTTTGCAAGAACCGGAACTGCTATCGCTGGTGCTACGAGTAGCACGTATGTTATCGACGTTGAAGATAAAAACAGAACCTTAAATTGTAAAGTGACTGCAACAAACATTTCAGGTAATGTTTCTGCAACTTCTAGTGCAACCATAGTCGTCCCATAAAGAGAAAATAAATGGCAAGAGTAGACAAATTCACTGCATCTGATAAACAAAATCAAATCTATAGTGATTTTCTGACCAACCTTAGTTCGCACCCTGCGTCTAGTGACATTGTTCGTTTTGTCAATGAAAATGCCGTAACTCGTTCTATCAAGAACTTAATGTTGACTGATAAGGGTGAAAGATTATTTCAACCTAAGATAGGTTCAAACATTCGGCGCATGTTGTTTGAGCCTATGGGTCCAGCAACAGCAACTGCTATTAGTAAATATGTTTCTGACACTATTGAAAATTATGAGACTAGAGCTAAAGTGATTAGAATAGATGTAATTCCTAACTATACCCGCAACGCATACACTATTAACATCGTGTATTTTATCATAAATAAACAAGAACCTGTTACCACACAAATCACTTTATATCGAGTACGATAATGGCAGCTAATACGAGCATAGTTTTAACTAACATAGATTTTGATACGCACAAGAATACTTTAAAGTATTACTTGAAGCAGCAAGATAGGTTCAAAGACTATGACTTTGATGGCAGTAACATGTCTGTCCTTCTTGACATTTTATCTTACAACACATATCATAATGCCTTCTATCTAAACATGATTGGCAGCGAGATGTTTCTTGACACCGCTGTTATTCGTGATAGCGTAGTATCACATGCTAAAGAATTAAACTATACACCCGGTTCGTTCAAATCTGCTCAAGCAAATGTTGATATCAATATTCTAACTACAAATCGATTGAAGCGTTCATTTACTATTGCAAAAGGCACAACCTTTAATTCACGTTTTGGTAATAAAAACTATACCTTCTCAATTGGTGAAAATATTGTTATTCGTGACTATCAATCTGCAAGCGCAACACAGAATAGATTCCTAGGAACTGATATCACCCTCTATGAAGGTTATTATGTAACTGATCAATTTACAGTAAATTCTGCTGAAAATAAAAGATATGTTATGTCAAATAGAAACGTTGACATTTCTAGTATTTCTGTTACAGTAATTGAGGATATGGGTTCTTCAAACTACACTTACACAAGAGCGACTTCACTGTTTGGTTTAACTAGCACTTCAAGAGTGTTTTTCGTTCAAGGTGCTGAAAATGAATCTTATGAAATTGTATTTGGTGACGGTGTAATTGGTCGTAAACCAAAAGAAGGTTCGACTATTTCTATTGAGTATCGTATCTCAAACGGCGAACTTCCTAATGGTTGTAGTTCGTTTACTTCAGATGGCACAATCGAAGGTGAGTCGGGCATTGTTGTTCTCACTAACGAAAAGGCAGCTGGCGGTTCAGTTTCTGAGTCTGTAGAAAGCATTAAGTTCAATGCTCCCCGTCACTTCACAACACAAGAACGAGCAGTCACTACAGAAGATTATGAGAATCTTTTGAAACTAAACTTCCCAGAAATCAATACAGTTGCTGCCTATGGTGGCGAGGATTTAAATCCTCCACAGTTTGGCAAAGTGTTTGTTTCAATTGATCTTAAAGCAATCGACGCGCTACCAACTGTTAAGAAGAATGAATATTATGCATTTCTAAAACCACGTTCACCCGTGTCAATCGATCCAGTGTTTGTTGATCCCGATTATCTTTATATCGCCGTTCAAACAAATGTTAAGTACAATCTTAATGTTACTCGGTTAACTGAAGATGATATTAAGACGCTCGTCGTTTCTGCTGTCCTTGATTACGCTAGCACAAATCTAAACAACTTCAATAAAATTATGCGATATTCAAAGTTGACATTTGCTATTGATACTTCGCAACAGTCTATTGTGTCAAACGAAACCAAGATCAAAGCGATCAAGAAAGTTATTCCAACAGTCGGCACCTCTAGCACATTTGATGTTGCTTTTGATATGGCACTAGATTCTACTAGCACACAGTCTATAGGATACAGCATTACATCATCTGCATTTACAGCTGCTGGCAAGCGGGCTACAGTTCAAGATGATGGGTTAGGCAATCTTCAAATTCTAACAGCAACAGATTCTATTAGTAGAAAAATTGCTGATATCGGCAAAGTTAATTATACCACTGGGTTATTACAGATCACTAACTTTGATATTACTGCGTTTGAAGGTAATGGCATTAAATTTTATGCAACGCCAAAATCAAATGATATATCCTCAAATAAAAATGTTATCTTAAATATCCTGGAAGAAGATCTGAGTATCAATATTACGGGTGTGAGAGAATAGTCGAATGAAAGACATCGAAACTTTAATTTCGCCGTTTATCGAAAATCAATTCCCGTCCTTCTACAAGGATCAGGGTGAAAACTTTATTTTATTTGTTAAGGCTTACTTTGAGTGGTTAGAGCAAAATCATCAATTATTGACTCTTGAAAGTTACACAGATTTCAACGTAGGTGATACACTCGCCCAGGGAACCACTACGGGTAAAATTGTTGCTTATGTTGATGGCGAACTCCTAGTATATGTCAACGGGTTTGATACGTTCAAATGCCTGAGTGTTTGTTCTGATATCACCCCTATCACTAGTTCTTCAGGCGGCGCTACTATTATTAAAAAGGGTGGCAGAACAAAGCGAATGGGTTCGTTGTTCTTTGCTCGAAACCTACCCAAACTTAGAGACATTGATAAAACAATCGATATCTTTATTCTACACTTCAAAGAGAAGTATCTAAAAAATATTGAGTTTGATACAGCAACAAACCAGCGCTTGCTAGTCAAAAATTCACAAGACCTTTATCGGTCAAAGGGCACTGAGCGATCAATCGACTTGTTCTTCAAATTAATTTATGGCGTAGATACCGATGTGTATTATCCCGCAGATGACCTGTTTAGATTATCTGACGGCGAATGGGTTGTTCCGCAATACTTAGAAATCGCTTCACCCAATTATGTAATAACTACTGTAGAATTTCCATTCTCTGCAAACGCAACTTCTGTCACGGTCGGTAACTCTAGTGTTAATGGTTTCATCACACTAGGAACAAACACAGCCTTCCTTGCAACCAATGATGTTATAAATTACAAGGTCCCTACTTCAAACACTGCAGTCGGTGGCCTTGCAAATAACGGTAACTACTATGTTATTGTTGCTAACTCAACAGCAATTCAGTTAGCTGCTACACCAACTGGTCCTGCAATCAACCTTGCTTCGGTTGGCACTGGCGCGCAGCCTCACACATTAATCCGCGAAACTGTTACAGCAACTAATCGTTCAATTGATTTAGTAGGTAAGCAAATTAAAGGTGTAACATCTGGTGCAACTGCTTTCGTTGAAAAATACATCAAGCGTAAAATCAAAAGCGGATTTGTTCATATTTTCAACGTATCTGCAGTTGCAGGTGCCTTTTTTAATAATGAAATTTTAGTTGCAGACGATACTATTTTTGATGACTCGCCTAGATTGATCGGGTCATTGAATAGAGTTGAAATTGGTGCGGCAGCCGGAACAGGATTTGCTGTTGGTGATATTGTTTCGTTTGTAAATAGCGGATATGGCGACTATGGTTTAGCTCGAGTTGATGCTGTTGCTGATGATACAGGTATTGTGGATTTTATCTTTCTTGATGGCGGATGGGGATATACCTCATCATCTAATTCAGATTTATCTGCGCTAGAGCTAGCTAAACGTTCGCAGTCAATTGTATCAGAAAAGGTATTAACACTTTCAAACGTTGTCACTTCAAACACAGTTGATGTTATTAACGTAACCGCCGGTGGGCTGGGATATAACAATACAGATGTTATTACGATTACAACAGCATTTGTTAATGCCGTTGCTAAACCAACAACAAATGCTACCGGCGCTATTCAATTCGTAACCGTAACCAACCCAGGATCTGGTTTCTATACTGCAACAGTTCCTACTGCAAACATCATTGTTAAAAATTCAAGTGGCGGGTCAACAAGTTCAAATGCAACATTAACCGCGACAACTAAAGTTAACAAAGGTTATTTTAACTATTTTGAAAGTTTCATACAACCTAAAAGAACAATTAATTATGCAAATGCTACAGTAGTTATTGCATTCTCTGCCAACTCAACTTCTGTTACAGTAGGCAACTCAACTGTCAATGGTTTTATCACACTAGGAACCAACACAGCCTTTCTTGCAAACAATGACATAGTGAATTATCGGGTCCCTGCTTCAAACACTGCAATCGGCGGCCTTGCAAACAATGGTAACTACTATGTTATTGTTGCTAACTCAACAGCAATTCAATTGGCTGCTTCAGCAAGTGGTCCTGCAATCAACCTTGCTTCAGTTGGCACTGGCGCCCAGCCCCACACATTAATCCGCGAAACTGCTACAGCATTTACTGAAGGGTCACTAGTTCGTTTTGGTAACAGCACAGTTAACACAGCACATGGCGTCATTTTATCAAATGAACTAGGAACATCTGCAAATGGTGTTATTCTAATTTCGTTAGTTAATGGTTCGTTTAATTCAACAAACAGTATGTTTCTTTCCGGCAATTCTTCTGTTTCCTCTGCAAACTTAACTGGAGGCGTTTCTAATACCTCAGCTAATGCAGCAGTTATGGGCATTCCTACTGAAGTTACATTAACAATTTCGAGCCTCGTAGGTTCTATTAGTAGAGATAATGTTCTTTATCAACAACTAAGCACCGGTGAAATTATAGGTAGGGGTATTGTATCAACAACCTCGTTAGTTGGCACTTCTGGTTCAATTACAATATCAAATGTTACTGGTGCGTTTCGAAAAGGTTATACTCTTTATAATGAAACTGTTGTGGGAACTACTGCAACAATTACTGAAGTTGGTTTGACTGTTGGATTATATAATATCACAGGTAATTATACCAATGTATATAATGCCTTTGTGTATTCTATGAATACTGCAACAACTGCAAATGTTGTTGTGGTGAGTCAAGGTACCGGTGCCGGATTTAAAGTGAATGCTTTAGCAGACACCGAGACCGTATTTTTGAATACGGATCTTCTAGGTGCCAACAATATTGGCTACTCTGCAGCTAATAGCACCGTTATGGCAAACCAAGCATTTATGTCATTACCTGTTGCTAACTATGCGTATGGATTTCCAAAAAGCCCACAAGGCAATTCAGCATCGATCATTTGGTCGTGTCTCAACTTTGATCTGTATGAATTGGGAACAATTGGAACGCTTTCCGCAATCAACCCGGGCGCTGATTATAATATTGACCCATATGTTCTTGTTAGGCAACCATTCATTTCATCATTAAATTATCATGATTATAACATGACCATTAGTGGTGCGACCAAAAACTTCTTGCCGGGTGAATACATTTATCAGACAAGCGCAAGTTTAGCCCAATACAACTTAGTTGTCTCTAATGAAACTGGATATCAGGTAGGCGAAAAGGTATATCAAGGTGCAAGTCTTGCGGGCTCTACTGCAAATGGTATTATTGTTAGCATCTCACCTACCGCAAATTCAATTCAAGTCAAAGATGTGGGCGGCACTTTTGCTACAAGCACAGCGCTGAAAAGTGTTGTCAATGTTTCATTGAGTGCAACAGTATTGAGTTCAACACTACAAACTGTCACATCATCAGCAAGAGGAATTGTCAAAGCAGGATCTACTACATCTGTTCTTAAAATTAAAAGAATTAATTTAGAGAATGGGTTTGTTGCTGGACAAACAATCTCAGGGCAATCTACACAAGCAAATGCCACTATCGTGAGCGTAGCAGAAGATTTCGATACGTTACCAATTGGATTTAATGCTTCAATTCAAGCAAATGTTGTTACTTCTAACGGAACAATCACAGCATTAACAGTTGTTGATTCCGGCGTGGGTTACTCCCTTAATGGCAGCGATCCAGTGGAATATCGTTCAGAAGATGGTCTTCGAACAGGTGAAGCAAAATTAATCATTGACGGTATTGGCACAGGTTCAGGTTACTTCAAGTCATCAAAAGGCTTCTTAAGCACCAATAAATATATTCATGATGGTGATTATTATCAAGAATATTCATATGAGATTTTGACGAAAATCCCATTCTTAAAATATTCTGATATGTTCAAGAAAGTTATGCACACCGCGGGAACTCGTTTCTTTGGTTCGGTGTTACTAGAAAACACAGCGACTGCTTCTGTTGATGTTATCGATGACTCAATTAGCAACAGCACAGTATCAACAATTCAATTTAATAGTAATTCTTCAGTATCAGCTAATGCTATTTTGTTTGACAATGACCCAACAATATTTGCTGATGGTGCTAAAGTTACATATTACACTAGTACAGGAAATACCGTATTGGCTAAATTAGCTAATGCCGCAACTTATTATGTTACCGGATCAAATGCGACTAGTATTCAATTAAAAACTAATCCTAGAACTTTAAGCTACAGTTTCAATCCTAACAGTAGTATTATATCAGTTGGCAATTCAACTGTCAACTCATCTTTTGTAAGCATTACAAGACATAATTTAAACAATGGCGATGCTTTAAAATACACAACATCTGTCGGAAATACTGCACCTACTGGATTAACCAACAATGCCTTATATTTTGTAGTGGCATCAAATGCGGCAGGAATTTCAATTTCTGCAACTCGCGCTGGTGCCAATTTGACAATTACACCTGGCGCAAATCAAACCGGTCACTTCTTCGCAATTGCTCCGATAAACATCACAGCTAATACTACTGCAAGTGGTGCAGCGACCAACGGGCATTTTATAGCAACCTTCGTGTAAAGAGACATAAATAACGCTATGACAAAAAAACTAGTATCCAAAAAAATGAATATCAATAACGCTGATAAGTTCGTGCAATCTGTATCGACTTATGAAGATTCATATTACGTCTTTGCGGGTAAACATACACCTTATGTTGGAAGTAGCGATCTTGTTATAACCCAACCTGAGGATAGTGTCAAGCAAAATGTTATCAGTGTTTATGACGATATGCTTTTTGGTAAGCGAGTAACAGCTACGGACGTTAACAAAGTTATTCCTCGTTATGATTGGACCAACGGCAACGTTTATGCACAGTATGATGATATTGATGGCGAATTGCTAACCAAAGAATTTTACGCGGTTGTTAATGCGGGCGCACAGTATTTAATATACAAGTGTCTTTATAATAACAATGGTGCAAATTCTACTGTAGAGCCTTCAGGCACAGATCAGAACCCCTTCGAAACACCAAATGATGGTTATATTTGGAAGTATATGTATACTGCAAATGATACGTATATGTCTAAGTTTGCAACAGCAAGTTTCATGCCGGTGATTGCTAACACTTCAGTAGCAACAAATGCAACAGATGGTTCTATCGAAGTTATTGCAATTGATCCAGACAATGCCGGTAATAAGTATGATAATTACTTTAGCGGAACTTTCGTCTCGATTGATGATATTAAAGTCGGCGGTAATGAACTAATATACAACATTAGTGCTTCTGCCAGTGGACTAGATCACTTTTATGATACTTGCATTATCAAAATGACCTCTGGTGCTGCATCCGGGGAGTTTAGAATTATTACAGGATACACTGGGTCAACTCGTCAAATCGTCCTTGAGTCGGGTGACGGCGGATTTAATGGTGCTGTTGCAATCGGCGATACTTATGAAATCAATCCTTATGTTGTGGTGTTTGATAATGGCGGAACAAAACAAACTAATTGTATTGCTCGAGCTGTTATCTCATCAACATCCGGTAACAGTGTCTCTAAAGTAGAAATTTTAAACGCAGGATCGGGATATCGTTCAGCAACTGCTGTAATTCTAGCAGCTAATGTAATTACATCACATCAAGAGTGGTCAAACGCTTCTCTAAGGGCTATTATGTCACCTCCCGGCGGTCATGGGTCGAATCCTGAAAGTGAACTAGGTGCTAATCGTGCCTGCATTAGCATAAAGTTCCAAGAAAATGAAAGCGGGTTTGTCACGCTAGAAAATGATTATAGACAAGTTGGAATTTTAAAGAATCCGCTATTTGCTAATCTACATTTAGTGCTTGATATTGCTCAACAAAGAGGCAATTTTTCTATCGGTGAGAATGTATACACATACACACCAACTGTCCTCGCAGGAAATGTCGCTATCAATTCAACTAGTGCTGCTGTTATAGGAGCAGGCACGTATTTTGAAGAATCATTACAGGTGGGTGATAAAGTATTAATCACGGACGGCACGACTAACATTTTTACCAACGTAGCTTCTATTGCATCAAATACATCATTATCTCTTGCTGTGAATGGAAGCTTCACATCCGGATCTGCTACAATTTCTAGAATGCTAGTTAATGATGCAGGTGTAGTCGTAGGCAATACCAGCGGTATTACAGTAACAGGCTTTAGTGTCGCTGGCATCTCACCAACAACATATATTTCAAGAATCGTGGGTGAGGACACATATGCTACGGGTGTGCTTGATGTAACGGATCCTTTGCCCGCGTCAATCAACGGAACAAGTCCAAACTTCTTCACAACATTTAACCAGTTAACAAAATTTGTGGGTGATAAGCAAGGCGGAACAAACTTTATTGCTGATGAAGTGTTGTATGGTGAAGATACAGGTGTTGTTTATACTAGAGCTCAAGCAAGGTTCCATTCGTATGTAGACGATGCTGCGGGTCCATCAGATATAGTTTATGCTACAAACGTAAAAAACATTTTCCCACTAGGTGCAGCACCAATGACTGGTAATACCAGCACAGCTGTCATGAATTTATCCTATAAATATGATGGATCGCTTGTAAAGGATAGTGGGGACGTTGTTTATGTCGAAAATGTTGACCCGATCACCCGTGCAAACAATAAATCAGAAACAGTCAAGCTGATCCTGGAGTTCTAAATGAAAGCATTTTTATATTGTTGGGTAAACACACAAAATAATAAACTTTATATCGGATCTCATGTTGGGTGTGATAATGACGGTTATGTGTGTTCTAGCAAAGTTATGCTAAAAGAATATAAAAATAATTCATACATTTTTAAAAGATCTATTATTGCTCATGGTACTGAATCTGATATTAGACATTTGGAAACCGTATTATTGAAAAAACTAGATGCGGCAAAGTCAGACGAATTTTATAATTTAATCAATCATGCGTTCCCACAAAAAACCGGCTGGAATCATTCATTAGAAGCTCGAGCTAAAATTTCAGCTGCTGGGATCGGAAATAAAAGATCATGTGGGCCATCGGAGCGCAAGAAAATAGCAAATTCAAGAAAGCGCCATACAGAAGAACATAAAGCAAGAATACATATCTGGGCTGCTGGAAATAAAAGTAATACTGGTAAAATTTGGATAAATAATGGTAGTGACTCGATCATGTTTAATAAAAATCAACAAATTCCTGAAGGCTATTCAATAGGCCGCGGAAATAAAAATATTTGGAGTAAGTAATTTGCCGATCCAGACCGATCTTAGCATCTCACCATATTTTGACGACTATAGCGAGACCAAAGACTTTTATAAGATTCTTTTCCGTCCTGGTGTGGCGGTACAGGCTCGTGAGCTCAATCAGCTACAAACAATCCTTCAGAAGCAGATCGAGCGGTTTGGCGATAATATCTTCAAGCGCGGCACGATTGTTGATGGTTGTGATATCAAGTTTCATGATGTATTCCCATATGTAAAAATTAAGGATAACCAGCTTGATGGTCAACCTGTTAATATTTCACAATATGAAGGATATTATGTAAACAATCAGGCGAACCTTTCGCCGCTTATTGCACAGGTTTCTACAACCATACCAGGGTTTGAATCTAGATCACCCGACCTAAACACACTTTATGTGTCATATGTAAACTCAGGTTATGCGAATGTTGCAAGTGTAAGAACCGAAGTTATTACATTTGCTGCCAATGATATATTGACTGTTTACAGCCCAAGTTATATCATCGAAGCAATTACTTCGACTAACGACTCAACAGGATTTGCAAATAGCGATAGTGTTATTATTAGCCCTGCGATTGCTATTCAAAATACAACCGGCGGTACAACTTTCACTAATAACTATTATGTGAATGATGAAATTAGGTCAGGCACTGCAAACGTTAAAATTACAGCAATTGATACTACAACAAATTCTGAAGTAGTTATCCTTAGAGTTAAACCACTAACAAGTGACTTGCAAAATTATAATACCGCTAAGTGGACGTTTGCAGTCAACAACAACATCACTTCGGCGAACGCAACTGTTGCTAGTACTGCAAATGTTGTTCAAGTTATCGGTAGTGGCGCTGTTGCATCATTGAAAACAGGCAATCTTGGTGAAGTAGATTC